TGGTTCAACAGGATTTACAGGATCATCAGGTTCTTTAGGTTACACTGGCTCAGCAGGTGCTGGTTTTACAGGTTCGGCTGGTTCAACAGGATTTACAGGATCATCAGGTTCTTTAGGTTACACAGGTTCGGCAGGTACAACAGGATTTTCAGGTTCAAAAGGAGATTCAGGTTCAATTGGATATACAGGTAGTTTAGGTTACACAGGATCAACAGGTGTTGGATATACAGGTTCAACCGGTACGACAGGATTTACAGGTTCAAAAGGAGATTCAGGTTCAACTGGATATACAGGTTCACAAGGTGTTGGTTACACGGGCTCTCAAGGAGATTTAGGTTACACAGGTTCTAAAGGAGATTCAGGTTCTTTAGGTTATACAGGTTCACGAGGTGTTGGTTTTACAGGTTCACAAGGAGATTTAGGATTTACAGGTAGTTTAGGTTATTCAGGATCAGCAGGTGTTGGTTATACAGGTTCAAAAGGAGATTCAGGATCTTTAGGTTATACAGGTTCACAAGGTGTTGGTTTTACAGGTTCACAAGGAGATTTAGGATTTACCGGTTCAAAAGGTGATATTGGTTATTCAGGTTCTTTAGGTTATACAGGTTCACAAGGTGTTGGTTATACCGGTTCAGAAGGTATAACAGGATTTACCGGTTCAAAAGGTGATTAGGATTTACAGGCAGTTTAGGTTACACTGGCTCAGCGGGTGCTGGGTATACAGGTTCAACAGGATTTACTGGATCATCAGGAGTTGGTTTCACAGGATCATCTGGTGTTGGTTACACAGGATCTATAGGATTTACAGGATCAGCTGGAGTTGATGGATATTCAGGATCAAAAGGAGATATTGGTTATTCAGGAAGTTTAGGATACACAGGATCAAAAGGAGATATTGGTTATTCAGGAAGTTTAGGATACACAGGATCAAAAGGTGATTTAGGATTTACAGGTAGTTTAGGATATACAGGATCAAAAGGTGATTTAGGATTTACAGGTAGTTTAGGATATACAGGATCAAAAGGTGATTTAGGATTTACAGGATCAACGGGTGCTGGTTACACAGGTTCACAAGGTTACACAGGCTCTGAAGGAAATTTAGATGTTACAACTTCTGCTACTCCACCGGCAGGCGCTCAACTTGGAGATGTTTGGTTAGATGAAGCCACGGGTGTTCAATATTTTTATTATAACGATGGAAACTCAGATCAGTGGGTAGAATTTTCAAACGTAGGATTACCAGGTGTTACAGGATCACAAGGTAACATTGGTTACGTTGGTTCAAGAGGTGAAATAGGATATACAGGCTCAGTTGGTTACACAGGCTCATTAGGAAATATTGGGTACACAGGATCAGCAGGTGCTGGTTATACCGGTTCACAAGGAGATTTAGGTTACACAGGCTCATTAGGAAATATTGGGTACACCGGCTCATTAGGAAATATTGGTTTTACCGGTTCAGTTGGTTACACAGGCTCATTAGGAAATATTGGGTACACCGGCTCATTAGGAAATATTGGTTTTACCGGTTCAGTTGGTTACACAGGCTCATTAGGAAATATTGGGTACACAGGTTCAAAAGGCGATACAGGTTTCACAGGATCACAAGGAGATTTAGGTTACACAGGCTCATTAGGAAATATTGGGTACACAGGATCAGCAGGTGCTGGTTATACCGGTTCAGTTGGTTACACAGGCTCATTAGGAAATATTGGTTATACAGGATCAGCTGGAGTTGGTTACACAGGATCAGCTGGAGTTGGTTACACAGGCTCATTAGGAAATATTGGTTACGTTGGTTCACAAGGTTCTATAGGTTATACAGGTTCGGCTGGTTACACAGGTTCATTAGGAAATATTGGTTACGTTGGCTCGCAAGGTTCTATAGGTTACACAGGATCAGCTGGAGTTGGTTACACAGGATCAAAAGGTGATTTAGGATTTACAGGCTCAGCAGGAACATCAGGACCGTTTGCTACTTGTAACACAAATAACATTGTTTCAACAGGAGCTGGTATAGGCACTGGTACGGGTGGAACAGGTACAAATAATTTCTTTGCTGGCCAGTCTGCTGGTTGTAGTACTTCATCATCAGGACTATTTAATAAAAATAACATTGCTATTGGTTGTTCTGCTGGCAAAAATATTACAACAGGTAGTAATAACGTATTTTTAGGTGAAGATACTGGTGGTCAGTTAACAACGGGTAGTAATAACATTGCTATTGGATGTGAAGCAGGAAGAGTATTAACTGAAGGTAGTGTTAATATATTAATAGGAATAGGAGCTGGATTTAGAACATCTACTGGTAATAATAATATTATGTTAGGTAATAACGTTGGAAGAGAAAATCTTACAGGAAGCAGCAACGTTTATCTAGGAGCTGCTGTAGGTAATTGTGGAACAATAGCAAATCAAAACATTTTTTTAGGTGATTGTTCAGGAAATAGAATTACAACAGGATGTAATAATATTTTTGCTGGTCAATGTGCTGGTTTTTGTAACACAACAGGCACTAACAATATATTTTTAGGACAAAATGCTGGTAATGATCTTACTATAACTTGTTCAAATCAAATTGTTTTAAAAGCGGGTACTAACGAACTTAAAGTAGATTCAGCTGGTGCTTTTACACTTAATGGAACTGCTGTAGGTTCTGGTGGAAGTGGTTACACAGGTTCAGCAGGCGCTATAGGTTATACAGGAAGTTTAGGTTACACAGGTTCAGCAGGCGCTATAGGTTATACAGGAAGTTTAGGTTACACAGGTTCAGCAGGCTCTATAGGTTTTACAGGTTCAAAAGGAGATTTAGGATTTACAGGAAGTTTAGGATATACAGGATCAGCTGGAGTTGGTTACACAGGTAGTTTAGGTTACACAGGATCAGCTGGAGTTGGTTACACAGGTTCATCAGGTGTTATAGGTTATACAGGATCAAAAGGTGATGTTGGTTCACCAGGAGGATATACAGGTTCACAAGGTGATACAGGTTATACGGGTAGTTTAGGATATACTGGTTCAGCAGGAGTTGGTTATACAGGCTCACAAGGTGATATTGGATATTCAGGAAGTTTAGGTTATACAGGTTCAGCAGGAGTTGGTTATACAGGTTCAGCAGGCGCTGGTTACACAGGAAGTTTAGGTTATACAGGTTCAGCAGGAGTTGGTTATACAGGTTCAGCAGGCGCTGGTTACACAGGATCAAAAGGTGATATTGGATATTCAGGTTCACAAGGTCCATCAGGAGGATATACAGGTTCACAAGGGGATATAGGTTATACAGGATCAGGAGGAACTGGATTATCTACAAGAACAACTGTTACAGGAACAACTTCAAGTTTAGCAAATAATGCTTCTGATAATTTAAATATTACAGGATTTAAATCTTATCAACTTTTAAAAATACAAACATCAGCCGCAGCTTGGGTAACATTATATACAGATAGCACTAATAGAACATCAGATAGTAGCAGATCACAAACTACAGATCCATTACCAGGTTCAGGAGTAATAGCTGAAGTTATTACAACAGGTGCTCAAACTATTTTAATGACGCCATCATCTTTAGGATTTAATAATGAAAGTCCTGTTACAACTACAATACCTACAAAAGTTGTAAATTTAAGTGGAGGCACTACAACAATTACCGTTACACTGACATTAACACAACTAGAAACATAAAATGTCCGAATTTAAAGAGTACGTAGTTACCGTAAAAAATAAATCGGATGTGGATTCTTTTTATGATGATATGGATTCTGAAAATGGTACAGATTATATTCCAAACAGAAAAGTTGAAATTGCTCAACTAAGAGAAATTAGCCGAAGCACACATTATTTTCTTACAGAAGAAGAATCACAAAAATTAAAAAATGATAGTAGAGTTTTTGCCGTAGAACAATTGCCTAGCGCTCTTGGTGCTACTCCAGGAATAATTCCGATAAAGCCAGGAAAGGTATGGAGTCAAACAGCAAATTTTGAAAAAAATCCTACAATAGATACCAACGACAAAAATTGGGGATTAGAAAGAGTTACAAGAGGATCTCAATTATCTGGATGGGGAAATGAAACATCTACATATTGGAACGGAACTGCTTATGCTGACTTTACTCAAACAACTCAATCACTAACTACAACAAGTTCAGGAAAAAATGTAGATATAATAATAGTTGACGATCATATTAATCCAAATCATCCTGAGTTTGCTGTCAACGTTGATGGCACAGGAGGCTCGAGAGTGATTCAATATAATTGGTTTCAACATAGCGCTTCGTTAGGAATTTCAACAACAGGAAGTTATGAATATAATTTTGATGGTGCTCATGGAACTCATGTAGCAAGTACTGCTGCTGGCAATACACAAGGCTGGGCTAGAGACGCAAACATTTATAATATAAATTTTAGTTATTCAGGAACAAATAAACCATCAGGCGAATGGGCTCTTTATATATACGATTACATTCGAGCCTTTCACGCAAGCAAACCTATTAATTCTGCTACAGGTAGAAAAAATCCTACAATTGTAAATAATAGTTGGTCATTTATATCATATCTTTTTTTATCAGGTGCGAGTTCTGTAAATTATAGAGGAACAACAATTGATTTAACAGGAAAAACTGTTGCTGAGAAAAAAACTATTTTAGAACAACAATGTGGTTGTAATGTAGTATTACAAATATTTGGTTCAAATTTAGCGGTAGAGGTTGGGAATATATTTGCAGGAATGGAAACAGATATTACTGATCTTATTAATGATGGAATAATTATAACAGCAGCTGCTGGAAATGGTTATGCTAAAATGGTTAAATCTGGAGATTTAGATTATAATAATACATTAAATTTTTTAAATTTTTGTAGAGGATCTTCTCCTGCGGCAAGCACTGGTGTAATAGTAGTAGGTGCTACTAACGCAACAAGATGGGATATGAAATCGTCTTTTAGTAATTATGGAAGTAGAGTTGATATCTATGCTCCTGGTTTTAATATTGTTGGAGCTGTTTATGATAGTAATGCTGCCACAGAATTTGGTGTTACATTAGTAAATGATCCGAGAGATAGTAATTACAAATTAGCTTCTGTATCTGGAACAAGTATGGCGTGTCCTCAGGTAACAGGAATTTTAGCATGTTTACTTGAACAATGGCCTTCTACAACACAGTCTGAAGCATTACAATATTTAATAGATAATTGTACAACGAATCAAATTATAGATCCTGGTGTAATGTATCCAGATACTTCTTATGTTCCTAGTCCTTATAATAGTCTAGGAGAATCAGGAACTAACTCAAATAATAGATCTTTGTTTTATAAAAAAGAAAGACAAACGAGTGGAAACATATCTAAAGGTACGTTTAAACGTAGACCTACTAGTAGTAATTGTTATCCAAGACAACAAATAAGAAAATATGGTTAAGGAAAAGAATATTATAAATAATTTCTTTAAATATATAATTAAAAAAAAATATTTTTAAAAAAACTGCTTTTGAACTATTTTTTTATATAAATAATTACACTAATTAACTAAACTAACTTATAAAGGTTAAAAGAACAAGTATGCCAACTATAAATTTTCCTTCAACAGGGTTAACACCAAACGTATCAACATATTCAGTAGGTAATCGTACATGGAAATGGAACGGACTTGCTTGGGAGTTAGTACCTCTTACAGCCGGTTTTACAGGTTCTCAAGGTAATATAGGTTACACAGGTTCTAAAGGCGACACAGGCTTTACAGGTTCTCAAGGAAATTTAGGTTACACAGGTTCTCAAGGAAATTTAGGTTACACAGGATCAAAAGGCGATCAAGGTAACATAGGAAATACAGGTTACACTGGTTCACAAGGTGATATTGGTTACACAGGTTCTAAAGGCAACATAGGTTACACAGGTTCAAAAGGTGATGTTGGTTTTACAGGTTCTCAAGGAGATATCGGTTACACAGGATCAAAAGGTAATACAGGTTTAGGATTTAACATTGCTAAAATATATTCAACTGTAGCAGCATTAAACGCAGATACTTCACCATCAGGAATTGTTGCTGGAGAATTTGCTATTATTTCTACTGTTGATGTTAGTGATGCGGACAATTCGAAATTATATTTATGGAGTGGTTCATCATACAGTTTTGTTTCTGATTTATCAGGAACAATAGGATTTACAGGATCAGCTGGAGTTGGTTACACTGGATCTAAAGGTGATACAGGTTTCACAGGTTCTCAAGGAGATTTAGGTTACACAGGATCAAAAGGTGATACTGGTTACGTAGGTTCTCGAGGCGATCAAGGTTATACAGGTTCAACAGGTTTCACAGGTTCACAAGGTAATATCGGTTATACAGGTTCAAAAGGAGATACAGGTTATACAGGCTCTGAAGGAAATTTAGATGTTACAACTTCTTCTACTCCTCCTTCAGGTCAACAATACGGAGATATTTGGATTGATGAAAATTCAGGTATTCAATATTTCTGGTACAATGATGGAAATTCAGATCAGTGGGTAGAATTTGCTAACCAAGGTTTAGTAGGTTTCACAGGATCAGCTGGTTCAGCTGGTTTCACAGGATCAGCTGGTTCAGCTGGTTTCACAGGATCAGCGGGTACAAATGGTTACACAGGATCAGCTGGTGTTGGAGTAACATGGCAGTCAGTTCAAACTTCAAACTTTAACGTAACTGCAAGTCAAGGATATTTTGTAAATACAACTTCTGCTGCTATCACAGCAACATTACCATCTTCTCCTACTTTAGGCGATCAAGTTACATTTATAGATTATGCTGGAACTTTTGATAGTAATAATTTAACGATTGCAAGAAACGGTAAAAACATTCAAGGTCTTGCTGAAAATTTAATAGTATCGGTTGAGAGATCTGGACTTACATTAGTATTTACAGATAATACTCAAGGTTGGTTATTACAAACTAAGTAATTTAAAAGGATATAAAAAGATATGGCAACATATACTGGAATAAAAGGACAAAGTGTACAAGTAGTAAGTAGTGATCCTAGTCCATTAATACCAGGACAAATCTGGTACAACTCAACAAGCAATACATTAAAAGCGGCCGTTCAAGAGGCTGGTTCTCCAGCATGGACTACAGGTGGAAATTTAAACACAGGTAGACGTGCTTTAGCAGGTGCTGGTACAAACACAGCAGCATTGGCCTTTGGTGGAAATCCAAATCCTATTACAGGAGCTACAGAATCATATAACGGTACTTCATGGACAACTGGCGGTTCTATGGGTCAAGCTACTTATGGTAGAGGAAGAGAACGTTTAGCTGGTGCTGGTACAAACACAGCAGCCTTGGCTTTTGGTGGACGTAATAACCCTGTTGGCAGTTACGGAAGCTGTACTGAATCATATAATGGCTCAACTTGGACTGCTGGTGGTGCTTTAAGTAATGCCAGAGATAGTCATGGTGGAGCTGGTACATCAAACACAGCAGCATTGGCCTTTGGTGGCCCAGGTAATCCAAAGATGAGATGCACTGAATCTTATAACGGTTCAACATGGACAGCTGGCGGTGCTATGGGTACAGGTAGATATGAATTAGGTGGAGCTGGTACAAGCACATCAGCATTGGCTTTTGGTGGGTATTGTTATGATAATATGTCGTCTACAGAATCATATAATGGTTCAACTTGGACTGCTGGCGGTTCTTTAGGTACGGCCAGAAGAAAAATATCAGGGTCGGGTACATCAAACACAGCAGCATTGGCCTTTGGTGGATCTACCGCAAGTAACGCTAGTGCATTAACATGTGCTGAATCATATAATGGCACCTCTTGGACAGCTGTTGGTGCTATTAATACAGCCCGATATGCTTTTGCAGGTGCTGGTACAAACACAGCAGCTTTGGCCTTTGGTGGAGAAGATGGTGCAACTTATGTCGCTGACCAAACTGAATCATATGGCGCCGGTCTTGCAACTTGCACTAAAACATTAACGATATCATAAAAGTATTATAAATGTCTTTAATAACATTTAATAATCAATTTAATGTTAACATAGAGAGATAAAAATACATGGCAACATATACAGGAATCAAAGGACAAGATATACAAGTAGTAAGTAGTGATCCTAGTCCATTAATACCAGGACAAGTTTGGTACAACTCAACAAGCAATACATTTAAAGCGGCCGTTCAACAGGCTGGTGCTGCGGCATGGACAGCAGGTGGTGCTATGATTACTGGTAGACGTAATTTAATGGGCGCTGGTACAAACACATCAGCATTGGCTTCTGGTGGTACAGGTGGTCAAGCGAATACAGAATCATATAACGGTTCCACTTGGGAAGATGGTGGTCTGCTGAATAATTTCAGATTTTTAACTGCAGGTGCTGGTGCATCAAACACAGCAGCATTAATCTTTGGTGGTTTTTCTACTGCAAATACTGGAGCTACAGAATCATATAATGGTTCAACATGGACAGCCGGTGGTGCTATGGGTAATGCCAGATATGCTCACGGAGGTGTTGGTACAAACACATCAGCATTAGGTTTTGGTGGTTATGCTCCATATTTAAGTATTGCATGTACAGAATCATATAACGGCTCAGCTTGGACAGCTGGTGGTGCTATGGGTACGGCCAGATGTGCTTTAGCAGGCGCTGGTGCATCAAAAACAGCAGCATTGGCCTTTGGTGGATTTACAACAGCCAACGTTGCATGTACAGAATCATACAATGGTACCTCTTGGACAGCTGGTGGTGCTATGGCTACAGCTAGGCAGAGTTTAGCAGGTGCTGGTACAAACACAGCAGCATTGGCCTTTGGTGGAGCTACAACAGCTAGCGTTGCATGTACTGAATCATATAACGGCTCAACATGGACAGCTGGTGGTGCTTTAGGTTTGGCCAGATGTGGTTTAGCAGGTGCTGGTACAAACACAGCAGCATTAGCCTTTGGTGGTGGGACTTACCCTAATGGAAACTGTACAGAATCATATAGTGTTGGCAGCCCCGCAACTTGCATTAAAACATTAACGATATCATAAAAGTATTATAAATGTCTTTAATAACATTTAATAATCAATTTAATGTTAACATAGAGAGATAAAAATACATGGCAACATATACTGGAATAAAAGGACAAAGTGTACAAGTAGTAAGTAGTGATCCTAGTCCATTAATACCAGGTCAAGTTTGGTACAACTCAACAAGCAATACATTTAAAGCCGCCGTTCAAGAGGCAGGTGGTCCTGCAGCATGGACTGCTGGAGGTGCTTTAGGTACAGGCAGATCAAGATTAGCAGGTGCTGGTGCATCAAACACAGCAGCATTGGCTTTTGGTGGATGTACAACAGCAAATACATGGCTTGCATGTACAGAATCGTATAACGGCTCAGCTTGGACTGCTGGCGGTGCTATGGGTACAGCCAGATATGGTTTAGTTGGTGCTGGCACAAACACATCAGCATTGGCCTTTGGTGGTAGAGCTTCATATGTAAATGTTGGATGTACTGAATCATATAACGGCACTTCATGGACAGCTGGTGGTGCTATGGCTACGGCCAGACAGGCTTTAGCAGGAGCTGGTGCATCAAACACAGCAGCACTGGCCTTTGGTGGTGGTACTATCCCCAATAGGAGGTGTACAGAATCATATAATGGTTCTACATGGACAGCTGGTGGTGGTTTAAGTACGGGCAGAAGTTATTTATCAGGTATTGGTACAAACACAGCAGCACTGGCCTTTGGTGGTGCCCCTAATGCAGATGCTGATGGTACATGTACCGAATCATATGACGGTTCAGTTTGGACAGGTGGTGGAGCTATGTCTACAGGCAGATCAAAATTAGCAGGTGCTGGTACAAACACAGCAGCATTGGCCTTTGGTGGAGTTACAACAGCTCTCTTTGCATGTACAGAATCATATAACGGTTCTACATGGACAGATGTTAGTGCTTTGGGTACGGCCAGAGACAGATTAGCAGGAGCTGGTACAAACACAGCAGCATTGGCCTTTGGTGGAGGAAACACAGCTAGCGTTGCATGTACAGAATCATATGGTGCAGGCCTTACAACATCAACTAAAACATTAACGATATCATAAAAGTATTATAAATATCTTTAATAACATTAATATAAAGGTATTATGAAAACTGATGAAAAAGTAAAAATAGATTCTTTAATAGAAAAAGAATATTCTCATTTAGATAAAATTTTAACAAACGAAGATGTTGAAGATTTTAAAAAACTTAGAAATGAATTAAAAGACACTTGGTCTAAAAAACAAATTTTCAGAACAGAAACAGAAATGCGTATAGCCGTAATTGATGACGGCCGTTACCCCACAAACGCTTCAAAGTATTGGCAAGCGGTAAGAGAACAATCAGTATTTTTCGAAAATCTAATGTCATTATCTTTTGACTATCGTAGAAACGATATTAGAATAAAAAAGTTAGAAAGAAAATTAGATAATGAAACTGATGATTTACAAAAAGAATTATTACAAGTATCTTTAGATGAAAAAATATATGCAAAAGCAAGTATGGAACAAACGGCAAAAGATCGTATGAGAGAAATTAAGTTATGGTCTCAAATTAAATCTGAAATTGATGATGGTACTTTTGACAACAAAAATGTAAATACACATCAAAAAGATTCTTATAAGTATATATTAGAAAATCGTTTTAACAATATGACACCTAATACTCCTCATAACGAAAAATTGGATATTATATCTCAATTGAGTACTATAAATAGAGTAAGAGCTGAGGGTATATTAGAAAACAAAAGTACACCCAAAGTAAGTATAGGAACAGATAAGAATACAGACACTAAATAGTATTGAATTGAAAGTTTTTAATTATGTTAAACAAGAAAATATTTTTTCTTTTAGCTTTGCCTAGATCAGGCAACACAATGTTTGCTTCTTTAATGAATCAAAATCCAGACATTGGTGTCACCGCAAACTCAATTACATTAGAAATAATGAAAGATGTCTTTCTTTTAAAAGAAACAGACGTATTTAAAAACTATCCAGATCATAAATCATTATAATGTATTAGACGTTGTATTTGACGCTTACTATAAAGACTGGCCTTACAAATATATTATTGATAGAGGTCCTGTTATGACACCAGGTAATTTAATGTTAATGCAAAAACATTTAAAACAACCGATTAAGTGTGTTATTATTTGGAGAGATTTATTAGATGTAATTGCTTCTTTTATTAAATGGTTTGAAAATGAACCTACGGCTTATATTCATAATTATGGTCATAAAAATATTGAAGAAAAATGTTGGGCTTTAATGAGTAAAGATGGACAAATAGCAAAAGAACTAATAGCCGTTCAAAATGCTCTAAAACCTGAAAATAAAGACATGACACTTATTATTAAATATAATGATTTGGTGGATAATACTGAAAATGAAATAAGAAAAGTATATAAATTTTTAGACATACCTTATTTTAATCACAACTATAATTCATTATCACAGTTTAGTGTAAATGGTATTCCTTATGATGATCGAATCGTAGGTAAAAATTTACACACAATCAAAACAAAAATAGAAAAACAACCTAATGTTTATAGAGATAAGATACCTCAAGGTATTATAAACGCCTATAAACATATAACATTGTGAGAAAATATCATATGAAATATAACACTAAATATATTTACAACAAAAAAGGAGAAATGAAAAATGAATTTTGATTTTATATTTTTAGGACAATCTGTTTTAAAATATGAAGTTCCTATAGACATATTTAACTGTATTAATAATGTATATGAACAAAAAAGAGTTTCTTTACCTCCTGCTAATTTACAATTAGTAGGAAAAATTGAAAAAGAACATTCTTTGTTTTATAATGGAGATGATGAATCTAAAATGAAAAGACACAATGAATTGCCTGTAAACGTAATAAATTGGTTTGCGGAAACTTTTCATCATTATTTAGATTTTAATAAAATAAAAAATTATCAAACTCGTATAAATTCAATATGGGTAAATGAAATGAAAGCTCATGAATATAATCCTATGCACATACATCAAGGTACTTTAACTACAGGCCTTTCTTCTGTTATGGTATTAAAATTACCAAATACGTATGGTGTTGAATATTCATCTGCTGAAAATCCTCAAAACGGCCGTTTACAGTTATTAGGTTCTTCTTCAGGTCAATTTGCAAAAATAGATTATCAACCACCTATGTTATTAAGAGATTTTTATGTTTTTCCTTATGATATGAGGCACACTGTTTATCCATTTAATGGAACTGAAGATATAAGAAGAACACTAGCAGCTAACATGGACGTAATGTACGATCCTATTGTGAATAGAGGAGCTTAATGATAATAAAAGAACCAAGATGGAAGTCTTATGTTGTAGCTACAACAGTACCGGTTTTTACACCAGAACAATGTCAATTAGTTATTAACGCTGGTCGTTCCGAACCTGCTCAATTAGCAGAAGTAGGTGGTGGTGGTGGTGGTAAGGGAGTTACAGATACAAAAACTAGAACTTCTCATATTAGTTGGATTCCTTTTAATAAGATGCCTGAAATGTATGACGCAATAAATCAATTAATGTTACAAACAAATGCAAATCATTTTGGTTTTGAAAATATGCAGTTAACAGAACCAGCACAATATACAGAATATCCTGAAGGTGGTTTTTATGATTGGCATATAGATAGTGATGTTATAATGGAACATGAACCACCTGTAAGAAAAATATCAATGACATTATTATTGTCTCCTGAAAATGAATTTGAAGGTGGAGGCTTAGAACTAATGTCAGAAGGAAAGATTGCAAGACCAAAACAAGGTTATGCCATTTTCTTTGCATCTTTTATTCGACATAGAGTTATTCCTATTACTAAAGGAAACAGAAAATCACTAGTTATGTGGTTTGGTGGAACTCCATTAAGATAATATGATAATAGAATATTTTTTTCCAACACCCATTTATATATTTGATATACCAAACGCAACTGAATTAAATGCGTCTTTGGAAAAAAACATTATAGAATGGTCACAAAAAGATAGAGGCGTAAAACAAACAAATATAAATGGTTGGCATAGTACAACGGATATGGCCTCAAAACCAGAATATCGAACATTAGTTAATCTATTATATGAAGCTCAAAAAGAAATATTTAAAAAAGAAAATTTAGATGGTGAACCTATCTTAGGTAATATGTGGGCAAACATTAATCCAAAAGGTGGTTCAAATGCACCTCATACTCATCCTAATTGTTTATTTTCTGGTGTGTATTACGTTAGAACACCTGAGAATTGTGGACTATTACAATTTGAAGATCCAAGACCAGGAACAAATCTATATAGGCCTATAAAGAAAGAAGGAATACAAGATGAAAAAGAATATTGGAGAGAAATATTTTATAAACCAGTTGCAGGAAGATTGATTATGTTTCCAGCATGGTTATCACATAAAGTTTTTCCAAATGAATCTGATGATATAAGAATATCTATATCATGGAATTTTTTACAAGATAAATTACATAACGTTTTGAAAGTATGAAATTAAACACTTATTTTATAGAAGGCGGAGTAGGAAAATGCGTAGCATTTACATCTTTAATACCAAAACTGGTTGAGAAAGCTGGCCAAAAAATACAAATACATACACCTTATGTAGATTGTTTTGCTCATAATCCAGAAATTTTAAATATATTTAATGGTCCTTTTAATCATCCTGAAATATTAAAATCTGATAATATATTTTATTGTGAACCTTATAAATCTAATTTTATATTTGGAACTGAACATTTAATAGAGTCATATTGTAATTTATTTGATGTTAAATATGAAGAAAATTTAGTACCAAAATTATATACTTCGGTTTATAAAGACAGAGCAAATTCTTGGTTACGAAAAAATAATATTGTAAATTATATGATGATACAATTTTCAGGTGGGCAACCTCCATTAGGTTGGAATGCTAATAATGCATATCAAAGCTTTAATCCTGGTAGAAATTATCCACCTTATTTAGCCGCAAAGGTAATTGAAAAAATTAATCAAAAATTTCCTAATTTAACTATTATTGATTGTACTTTACCAAATGAACCAGCTTTTAATGGTACTATTAAATGTGATGAACAATATTTTATAATACATGAAATGTTAAAACAAGCTGAAGGATTTATAGGCATTGATAGTTGTTTAAATCATTTTTCAGCATCTGCTGGCACATCAGGTGTTGTTATATGGGGCAATACAAGATGGACACAATTTGGTTATACTCATAATACAAATCTACATTACTTTATGGAACCTGATAAATGGAACGAAAGTAAATATATTGATGGCGACCCACGTAATGTAATGGTAGATCCTGATATAGTATTTAATGAATACGTTAAAGTAAAAGATATTAAAAATCGTAAAATTTCTTGTCTATTTAAATAAAATACTCATAAAACATTATCATCTATTAACTATAAGTTTATATAAATATAGTAAAACTAATCAATATAAACTATGGCCATAAATTTTCCAAGTCCAGCCAATACAAACGATACCTATGCATTAGGTGGGAAAACATGGAAATTTAATGGAAATGCTTGGGAGTTACAACCTTTAACTGCTGGTTATACAGGTTCAATCGGTTACACAGGTTCGGCTGGTACAAATGGTTACACAGGTTCGGCTGGTACAAATGGTTACACAGGTTCACAAGGGAATTTAGGTTACACAGGTTCGGCTGGTACAAATGGTTACACAGGTTCACAAGGGAATTTAGGTTACACAGGATCAGCTTCTACTGTTATTGGTTTTACAGGTTCACAAGGGAATTTAGGTTACACAGGATCAGCTGGTTCAGGTGGAGGTGGAGAAACTTGGGAAGCAAAATCTGCAAATTTTAACGCAGCAGTCAGTTTTGGTTATTTTATAGATACTACATCTGGAGCTATTACTGCAACTTTACCTGCTTCACCTACTATAGGAGAAAAAATAAGTTTTATAGATGCTACAGGCACATTTGACACTAATAACTTAATCGTAGCAAGAAATGGAAAAAATATTCAAGGCATCGCTGAAGATATGACAGTATCATTAGAGAGAGCTGGATTTACACTTGTGTTTTATGATAACACACAAGGTTGGTTAATAAAAGAAAAATAAAAAAACCAAATAAAATATGTCTACATATACACAACTTAGAGGCACAAAAATATTAAATGTAGATACAAGTTTAGCAAGTAATTGTAGTAATTTACAACCGGGACAAGTAGTACTTAATACAAGTGATCGTAGTTTAAATGTTGTACAATGCACTACACTTCCTGTTTGGACTGTTGGTTCTGTATTAAATGTTTGCAGAAATTCATTAGCAGGTGCTGGTACAAACACAGCATCACTGGCCTTTGGTGGAACTGGATCAGCTTTTACCCTTAGATGTACAGAATCATATAATGGTACTTCATGGACAGCTGTTGGTATTATGGCTTCGGGCAGACAAAGATTAGCAGGTGCTGGTGCATCAAACACAGCAGTATTAGGTTTTGGTGGATATACACCAACTGTTGTTGCATGTACAGAATCATATAACGGCTCGGCTTGGACAGCTGGTGGTGCTATGGCTACAGCCAGGCAGAGTTTAGCAGGTGCTGGTACAAACACAGCAGCATTGGCCTTTGGTGGTAATAATCCATTTATTTCATGTACAGAATCATATAACGGCTCAACATGGACTGCTGGCGGTGCTATGTCTTGTGCCAGATGGCGATTAGCAGGTGCTGGTGCATCAAACACAGCAGCATTGGCCTTTGGTGGTGCTTTTCCTAGAGTTTCATGTACAGAATCATATAATGGCACTTCATGGACAGCTGGTGGTGCTTTAGGTGTAGCTAGATATAATATGGGAAGTGCTGGTACAAACACAGCAGCATTGGGTTTTGGTGGATATTGCGGATTTCCCAATCGAGTTGCTTGTGCTGAATCATATAACGGTTCGGCTTGGACAGCTGTTGGTGCTATGGCTACGGCCAGATGGCGATTAGCAGGTGATGGTGCATCAAACACAGCAGCATTGGCCTTTGGTGGAATGACAACATATGGACTTAGTGTTACATGTACAGAATCATATGCATCAGGAAAAATTTTAACAAAAAAAATATAAAAATAAAAAAATATGTCAAATTATTTAAATCTTATAGGTAGTTACTTAATAAAAGTAGATAATTTAAATAATATTAAAGGAGGTAATCTAGCTAATGCTCAATTAGTTTATAGTGATTCTTGTCAATTAGCTGCTGTTTTTAAAACTAATACTCCTGTATGGTCAACTTTAGGCTCTCTGTCTTTGAACAGACAACAATTAGCAGGTGCTGGTACAAACACAGCAGCATTGGCCTTTGGTGGACTTTCTGGTGGAGGTCTCATTTCATGTACAGAATCATACAACGGCTTAACATGGACTGCTGGTGGTGATATGGTTCAGGCCAGACGACAATTAGCAGGCGCTGGTACAGCCACAGCAGCATTGGGTTTTGGTGGATATACATTTGGACCTATGATTGCATGTACAGAATCATATAACGGTTCAACTTGGACTGCTGGTGGTGCTATGGCTACGGGCAGAAGGGAATTAGCAGGTGCTGGTGCATCAAACACAGCCGCATTAGCCTTTGGTGGATGTACGACAGCTAACGTTGCATGTACGGAATCATATAATGGCTCAGCTTGGACAGCAGGTGGTGCTATGGGTACGGCCAGACGTACTTTAGCAGGTGATGGTACAAACACAGCCGCATTAGCCTTTGGTGGATGTACGACAGCTAACGTTGCATGTACAGAATCATATAACGGTTCCACTTGGACAGCAGGTGGTGCTATGGGTACAGCCAGACGTTTATTAGCAGGTGCTGGTGCATCAAACACAGCAGCATTGGCCTTTGGAGGAAATACAAATCAAGATCTTTCATGTACAGAATCATATAACGGCTCGGCTTGGACAGCTGGTGGTGCTATGAATACGGCCAGAAGTGAAATGGGTAGTGCTGGTGCATCAAACACAGCAGCATTAGGTTTTGGTGGAGGTGCTTGTCTTGCATGTACTGAAATGTGGACCACAAATCATATTAGTTTATTAACTTAAAAAAATGTCAGACTTTAAAAAATTAAGAGGTATATCTATACAATCACTAAATTCTAATCCCGATACTGCTGTGGATGGAGATGTTTGGTATGTAAATAACACAAATACAACTAGTGTTAATTTAAGATTATATTCATCACTTGGATCATGGACAGCTGGTGGTGCTTTAGGTACGGCCAGAGGTGGTTTAGCAGGTGCTGGTACAAACACAGCAGCATTAGCCTTTGGTGGTTTTTCACCTAATGGCGCATGTACAGAATCATACAATGGTACTTCATGGACAGCTGGTGGTGCTATGGTTCAGGGCAGAAGATATTTAGCAGGTGATGGTACAAACACATCAGCACTGGCCTTTGGAGGAAATACAACAGCTAACGTTGCATGTACCGAATCATATAATGGATCAGCTTGGACAGCAGGTGGTGCTATGGCTACGGCTAGACGTAGTTTAGCTGGTGCTGGTGCATCAAACACAGCAGCATTGGGTTTTGGTGGATATACAACAGCTAACGTTGCATGTACTGAATCATATAATGGCTCAGCTTGGACAGCAGGTGGTGCTATGGCTACGGCCAGAAGGCAATTAGCTGGTGCTGGTGCATCAAACACAGCAGCATTGGCCTTTGGTGGAAGTGGAGCAGCAGGGTATTTGAGATGTACAGAATCATATAACGGTTCAACCTGGACAGCAGGTGGTGCTATGGGCCAGATTATACGTGTTCACGCAGGTGCTGGTACAAACACATCAGCATTGAGTTTTGGTGGTTTCGTTGGCGGTAATTTTAAAGCAAACACAGAATCATATAATGGTACTTCATGGACAGCTGGTGGTGCTATGGTTCAGGGCAGAAGATATTTAGCAGGTGCTGGTGCATCAAACACAGCAGCACTGGCCTTTGGTGGAAGTGATTCGAGGACATCCACTGAAAGTTATTCAAATATTAATGGATTCAGTAATTTTCAACTTTGATTATATTAACATTATAAATATAATATAAGAAAAATTATGGCCACTCCAGCAACAAGAGAAACATTAAAACAATACGCTTTACGATCATTAGGTAAACCTGTTATAGAAATTAACGTGGATAATGACCAAATAGAAGATCGTTTAGATGAAGCTTTACAATTTTATGCTCAATATCACTATGATGGTATTAGACGAACATATTTAAAATATCGAGTTACATCACAAGACAAAGCCAGATTACAAGCTTCTTTAGGTACAACAGAAACGGCCACTAAAAATTCCGTTTCATCTACTTGGTATGAAGGAAGTAATTTTTTAGTAGTTCCTGAAACTGTTATCGGTGTAACTAATATATTTCCATTTTCAGATAAAGCTAGTATGAATATGTTTGACGTAAGATACCAATTACGTTTAAATGACCTTTACGATTTTGCTTCAACATCTATTATTAATTATGATATG